CGATCGTAGTGCTCAATGATTGCTTCGGCCTCGTCCCTATCCGGTGTGGCAAAGATAGCATCAACAATGTCTTTGAACATTGCATGGTCACCGGTACGACCCTTGGTGCCTTGGTTCCACATCATAGCAGGCCATTTATCATTGTCGTATTCACGATTAGCACGTTGTACTGCTTCTAAATGTGTCCAAACATTATGGCCCATTAGTAATGCATAGCTAAAACTATCCCAAGATGTTTTGCCTTCTTTGCCAATCTTGTTTAGATCTCCAGGCTTGTATATACAAACATCTTTCATTTGTAACTGTAGGCTAATAGGACTTTCATCAAAGTGGTCAATGAGTCCATCAGCAATAACTGCTTGCCCAAATGGTCTTGTATCAGTAGAATACTTTTTGTCATCGACAATTGGACTCATCCTATAGCACCACTTTTCGTTATGTGGCAAATCAATGTGATGATATACTTGCCCATTAGCAGTTGCTAAAAACGGACTTGCACAATCGAAGCTAATAGTAAACGCAGGATTAATGTACTTACGAACCGCACGTTGTATATCAGTTAGTAATACCGCCCACTCCAGTTTACTTGTGCCCAAAAAGTGCATCCAGTCATGCACACCTTCTTGTAACAAGTTATCGTGACGCAATGCTACTAAACGTTTTAACACCAAATGCACATCACACATGTTTTGTCCACCCATGGACCATCCATTGAAATGTGTGTCTGGGTAGATAGTTGGATCGCAATACTGTTTCATATCTTGATACCAACGTTCAGCATCAGCATGGTTAGCACCTTGCAACACATTAAGAATCTTCATGCCACCATTCTTGACGCCCTTGCGGTTCTTCATCCAATATTCGTTGTTAAACTTAGTAGCCGCAACTGCATCAGTAAGTGTGCTAATGCCACATGCCGCAGCAGCTTTTTTGTCATGGATAACCCAAGTTGGAATATCTAATGTCATTCCATAATCACAAATACCATCTAACCACTTTAAAACTGCTTCTCTACGCTTTTGTGCTTTGGGGCAACCACTGTTGGCTTTCCAGTCGCCTTCCCACAGGCCTTTGGCAATCTGGAATCCACCAGAGTCGCCTAGCATTAGTGTGCCAGCTTCTCTTGCACGTACCATGTCTTCACTTGGATCTGGTTTAGTAAGATCTAAGTTAGCATGGCCTCCAGAATACAAACTCCAGCGATATGGAAACAATCCTTGCTGACTATTAAGCCAGTTCATCATTTCCATATCTTGAATGCCTGCGGGCATACGTGCTGGATCAACGTAAGGCCCGGCTCGTTGCTTGCCTACAAACGTAGCGTAGAATCCACTAATGGCCGGTAAGAACACAGCATAGTCGTTTTGTTTGGCAGTTAAATTATCTTGTGTCATGCAGTTTCTTTGACTAATGATACTACTATCTTTAGCTTTGCTTCAGCGTCAGTAACAGTCTTCTTGTAAGAGTCTACGGTGTTAATACTCTTAATCATTTTGTCTGTGCTGGAAGAATGTAGTTATAAACTGCTAGCCCTGAATCAACAGTAATCATTGCCGCACCATCATCGCTAATCTTAAATGTTTTGTCTCCAGTCAAGTTCAAAATGTTGATAACTGTATTAACTGGCCAAGACCATGAACGCTTCAACTGACCTTGGACGCCTGGGTGGAATACAAAGTTACCAGAGTGTGTGCTATGATCACCAAAGAAGAATTTAAGATCTCCATTTTCTGTTTTAGCTTGGAAACTTCCTTCTTCGGCATTTGCTTGTGCTTGCATTTTCAACCGCATAATAGCCGCAACTGTCGGAACAAACTCAATATGCCAATTAACACCTTTGAATTTGACTGTTTTAAGTTTTTCATTGACTACGTTGGCAACCATAAAACGATAGTTGTTTTTAAAGTCTCCAGCAACGTTTTCAAAGTTGATGCCGTCAGGGTCTCCTGTAGTTGACTTAGTTGTACTAAGTTTAGCATTTTCTTTGTATTCTTGTAAGTTTAACAAGATTTTTAGTTTAGCCAAGTTAGGCATGCCAAATGTTCCTACAAACTCAGCAACTGGTGCTCCAAATTCTGCCTCAACGACTACGCTACGATCTTCGGCTACACTAGCAACCGAAGTTGATTTGTCTGTGCCTGTGATTTTAATCAAGTCAATACACCCTAAGTCATAGGTGTGTGATACTAAGTCTAATAAATGGTCTCTCATGTGATTTCTCCTATTGTGTTATTATACAAGATGTATTTAGATTTTGCAAGTTATTTTCTAACTATTTTTGCCAATGTCTGCCCGCCACGCAAACTTGTTAATTGTCCAGGCTTTTTTAATTCTAACCATGTGACTGGCTCTCCGTTCTTATGCCACTCATATGTTAATTCAAATCCAATGTCTTCAGCAGTATCAATTACTAATCTTCCAGGGGTATAACATCCGAAGTAGTTTTCTACCAAGATCATAGCAGCCACGTGATCGCAATCATTAAATGTCATGGCCAGCACACCGCCCGGTTTTAATTTTACATATATTTCAGACAAGTATTTTTTTAACACTTCCATTGGTTTGAAATTAAAAAAGTCATAAGCTACGCATACACCAAATTGATTATCTGGAATATCGGCTATAAAATTTTTATTGTCTTCGTTAAGATGGTACATGCAAAGACGTTTTTGATATTGTTCTGGAAATCTTGAAATTGCAGGGTCCAGCAATTCTTGATTATTATCTAATATATACAACGGATCATAACTTACCATGTGGCTAATAATATCATGTCTGCCGGGCCGTAATAACATTCCAGGATACCGCCAATCACCGTAGTATTTTACACGACTGTGTATTAACTCTTCGGTTTCAGTACTGATTGAAGTTCGACGATCTAGAATATGTTCTACAGTATCTCTGCTCATTTCGTTTTTGTATAACTCGTAACTAGCCCGAAAATACGGTTTTTCAATTAGTTTAATTTTAGCATCAATTTGAACACGAAGCATGTCCAGATTTTGTTTGAACATACTAAATGCTAGATTAATACTGCTTAGATTTTTTTCAAGTTCTATGTTAGCCGGAAGTGGTATTCTATGTATATCGACTTCGTGCATGATTTTATCCAACTCCATAGTGGCTTCAATCTGAACATCGCCAACATTGAAATTTTGTATAGCATTACGATACGCAATAAGTTGACTAAGCTTCATGTGAAATCAAATAAAGTTTGGAATGTATTTTCTGTGTTAGTAGCAGATGCAAGATCCCACTCCAGCACACCTAGCAAGTTATCAATCTTTTGATCAACTACAGTTGCTTCCATTTCGGCATCGTCAAACGGCAGGTCTTTAAACCATTGCGGTAAGTGCATTTCATCTGTAGGGTAACCAATGCTTGTCCATCCTAACGGATTTTGTTTTAGTTTACACACGATAGTTTTCATACCATCTACTACTTGCATACTATAGTTGTCATTGTTTATTCTACGTAGATTATTCCAGTTAATGGCTGCTCTAACGTGTCCTGGCATATTAGCACGACCTAATCGTTCTTCTTCTTTGCCATACTTGGTTAAGTTATTCACACGCTTTGGACTACCCTTTTCCCAACCTGGGCGATCAGCAAATTCGTACTTGAACTCTCTAATACGTTCGATAATAGCATCACGTTGTGCTCCACCTAATACACTATTTAGAATTTCTAACAAGAAGTCCTGAATAACTTTAGGAGTATCACTGCGTTTCAAGTCTAATCCCATGGCTTTTGTCTTACCTGGCTTACCATCAGTATCAAGACGTTTGCCTTCTAAGTCAATGATGTTAACTGCATAACGTTTCTTTGTAATAAACAAACTGCGATCTGCTACAAGCTCTCTACCGGCTTTGATAAGTTCTCCGGCTTCTCTTGGAGCATGGAATGCACTTTCCATGAATCCTGGAAAGCTATTGTTAACTTGATCAGCAATACTATCGTATAACTGAATACAAGTTTCCTTAGACCATTCCATACGTCCGGCTTCTACTTCGCTTTTTAATACCGGCCAGGCACTAAAGTAACAACTGTCTGTGTCGCCATAGATAATAGCATCACCAGTATGATCGTACTTGCCAGTAATGCACTCGTTAATATGTGCATCCATATGCTTGGCAATAGCACGGCCTGTAAGTGTAGTTGATTGGCCAATCCTGTGATCAAAGAAGCGACATCCTGAATTTAAAATAGCACCATATAATGAGTTCAAATTAATCTTCTTAACTAACTGACGCTTGTCCCAAAATGCTTCTTCTTTCTTATCCTTGGCTTCTTTCTTCTTGGCCTGCATATCTTTACGTTCAGAGTACCAACGCTCTAACAAGCCGGGGATGATACCCTTCTTCTCATAGGTCATAATAGTACCATTGGCAGTAATCATCCAAGGTTGATTGCTGTCAAAGATCATTGACCAAATCTCTGCGGCACTATTTACAGTCTCGTTGCCATCTTGCCAGTCGATAGTAATCTCTGTGCCACGTTGTTGTTCCATCACGGCAGTATATTCTAAACTGCCAAACAACCCTTCCCACGCTGCCGCAAAGCTGGAACCTTTGTCTATTTTTTCTTTGATATATCTATCAGTCATCACAGGACGTAGTTGCCCAATGATAGTCTCTGGTCCCATATTCAACGCACGAATGGCACTTGGATACAGTGAGTTAATATCAACTGAGCCAATCCATTCATGTATGCCTTTTTTAGGATAGGCAACATACGCACCGGCGGCCTGGGTGTCATCATCCGTAAGGCGTTGCTTACGATTTGGCACAACCATACCACGTTCGTGCGCTTCGTTAATAATGGCCTGTTCAGTTACTGCTACCGCACCCATTGTAGTTTGTAGTAATACAGTATTAGCATGTGCAAGTTCATTGGCTAGGTCCAGGAATCTTAACTTTTGATCTAGTTTATGTAGCAACAAAGTATCTTGACGATTGTATTCAAGAAACTTTTTAAAATGCTGATTATAAAGTTGATCTAACGTGCCTTCAAACTGTGTTTTACGTTCGTTGAGCTCGTGTTCGCCGATTGCATCTAAGCTATAGCTATGGCGTTCTTCATACGTATATTTGCGATATAGTTGCATATAGTCCATATGCACACGTCCAATTAAATCATAGGTTTGATTTTCTGCTCCAAAGCGTTCAAACATACGTTGCTTGGGATATTGATTCCACAAACAAAACCGTCGTGTATCATCTTTACTCAACACACGGGTAACTCTGTTTACAGTATAGGGAATATCATAGCCTTCTGAGTTCCATCCTGATAATGCATCAGCATCGGCAATCAAATCCAAGAAGGTATTAAGCATGTCTTCTTCACGTTCAAATAATAACGTGTTCTCAAACTCGCCGGCTATTTCTTGTGCAGTTTCCCAGCTCATATGGTTGGGTGGTACTGCCAAGGTTATTAATTTATCAATCCAATTTAAATATACACTGATAGCAGTAATAGGATTAAAAGGATCATCAACTGGTGAAAATCCTCTTACAGAATCAAACGCAACCTCAATGTCGAAAAATGCCACGTTAAGTTCTGGAGCATTTTGATCTTTATAATTTTCTTCTAAACATCTGAAGATAGGATTAATGTCCGACTCGTATAAGTTCTTGCCAGATTGTACCCGTAGTTCTTTGCGGAACTCTTTGTTGTTGCGTGTGCTGAATCTGCTTACCGGCGTACCAAAGATGCTGTTAAACTTGCCTCTTTGGTCGTCGTAATAGAATATGTAGTTGGCCGGATACTCACGATACTGCCTTTGGCCATCGCGGCGCTCAACTACATGGATGCGATCGTGTTCACGATCAAAAAGTGCGTCAATATAACTCATTATTCTCCTGTGGCTTCTGGCCCACTGACCCTGCTTGCTCGTAATGTGAGCGATTCATAGACGCAATATTTATAATGTCTTTCCAACTGTCTCTAAAATTGTTTCAAGAATTTCGTGATCTTGTTTCTCACGACCAAACTCTGCTTTGTGGGCCAGCTTAATAGCCTTTTTCAAAATAGCTGGTTTTATTTCAAGTTCTTCGGCGATTGCTTTGATAGTATCATTAAGTCCACCTTGCAACGTTTCAATTTCATGCATAACCTGCATGCCTTCGTTGATAATTTGAGTGAGCTTGATTTTTTGTTCGCCGTTAAAAGTCTTGTCTGACATAAGTTCTCCTGTTAATAACAGTTAGTATAACAGATTTGTTTAATAATGTCGAGTTCTATTCAACCTTTAAATTTATCAATGTGTTCGAATACTCAGAGTAAATATTCGTATGAATCATTCCGAAATCGT